TCCAAACGCTTGACTTTCATTTCATTCTCCTTGCCAAAGTTTTAAATATCAAATCCCAGGTTTCTTCCGTCCCATAACTATCTGGATCGTGTGGAGGAGGTAACTCCACCACTACCACATTATTTATAAAATCAGCGAATCGCTCAGCTTCTTCTTGAGCAATCAAAATCGCATCAGAATCAAAACAAATAACTAAATTCTCAACTTTTGATTTGATAATCAATGAGTGTTGCTTATCCGACATAGCAGTGCCTAATGATGCTACTGCATTATACCCAACTCGCCATTGATCCAAAACACCTTCAACCAATACCAATGTACTCATGTTCCAATCTACATTATCCCATCCATACAAATATTCTTTGATGTCATTATTCGCATTTACATATTTCTTCTCAGCCTTGCCAGTTAAATCTGCAGCAATGTAACTAACTAATTGCCCATCAAAATACAGAGGAATTATCATGCGGCACATGTATTTTCCAACTGTACAAACTCCGCAACGATTTGCAATCAATGTTTGTTTATCTACCTTACGACGGATCATCCACGAATTCAACGGAGGGTATTCTGTCGCAGCAGTTATCAACTCAAAATACTGAGGAAGTTGAATTAACTGTTGATTTGTGGAGTTTGTCTCTGTTTCGGAAGGATAGAAAATTTCGTTAAGTTGTGTAATAATATCCTTATCATACTCAAATCCAGCTTCGCGAATTAATTTGAAGCATTCCTGGATAGATTGGAAGGATAATCTTGACAGAAGATAGGCAAAACTGCCATCAAGTCCACACTTCCAACAATGGAAGATTAAGGATTCACGATTAATACCATTATGATTTGAATGATCATTGCAGAAAGGACATTGAACATTAATGTAATCTTCCGAACAATTCTTTCCCACTTCCCAATAGGGGATTTGATATCGTTCCAGCAGAGTTTTTATGATGCGGGATTGGTTCATTAAGACTTGTTTTTAATGGGAGGATCAATCAATGTTTCGTAGCGAGTTGATTGTGAGGCAGCTGCAAGGAATTGGGTTATTCGAATTGGAGACCACCCAGCTTTCGACAATTGCTCTGAAAATGAGCTCCATTCAAAATCCCAACCTCGTTTCAACAAATCATGGAGATCTAACAATGCTTGGATATACAAAATAATTTCAGAAGTGTTTTGTAGATCTACAGTTGCAGAATCCTTTGCCATTATTTCCCATCTCCCCAAATAGCAGCCACTGCAATAATAAACGGGAAAATAAAGAAGAATCCAAGAAATGGTGCATGTGCTCCACTTCGAGCTATACCTATCCAAACGCCACACATTCCTAATGTTGCAATTGCTCTTCCAATAGCCTTCATATCTCCTCCTTATTGCGTTTCACATCACTTAAAATATATTGTATGGCAGAAATTGCATCTTCTTTCCTACGGCCAACAGCCAAGTAAAGTGGAAGAATATTTTCCACAATCTGCTCATCGGTTTTTTGCTCAGCAAGGTATTGCCGGCAAAGTTTGCTTACGCCCATAACTTTCTTCGGACGCGGTTCCTTTCCCGGCCAAAGTTCCTTAAACCCTTCATATGAAGGTTCATGTTTTGGTTCGTATTCCTCAACATCTGTTACACCTTGTTCCGCATTGCTGTCTTCAGCTTTCTGCTGCTCATCGGTAAGTTCAGGAATCCAATTTTGAAACTTAAGATTCAGCAGCTTTGCCAAAGCCTTACCACGATTGATAGTTTCAGTTCGATTGGTGCATACAAACAGAAGATACTGATGCTTCTCTTCTGTTTCACGGTAAACACCGTATTCATCCCCAATGGTAAGTTTGGTAAGGATTCGCTTAATGCCTTTAAGCATGCTAATTTCTCCAAACAATTATAAGTTAGATGGTCACTTTCTAATTAAAGTATACCTTATAATTGTGGAAAGCCAAATTATTTAATCTTGAATCAGTAAAGAAATTATAAATAATCCCAGAAGTGCAACCACTGTCCCAGGCACAGCCCAAACCTCAAACAGCATAGCACGGACGATTCCCCAAGCGACATTACCATTATCCACATTCCAATTATCGATTGCTAACTTAATACCACCATACAATCCCCAAACAAGGGACATGTAAAAATCAACCAAAATCCCCACAATAATACAAATCAACCCAAAAATACCTGCTAGCAACTTACCCATGTTTTTCCTTTCAAAAGAAACCCTTGATTGATTTTTCTGCATTTGGTTCTGTTACTTGACTTTTAACGTTTTCTTTAATTTCTTCCAAAACATAATCCTCGAAACATTCCATTATACGATTTACACGTTCACTGAATCTTGGATAATTTGGATCATACCAAGAATTTCCAGGGCGTGTAAGAATGTGCATGATCAACATCATCTTATACAACTCTTCAATTAAAGAGGCGTCATCAAATGGTGGATCAGGTAATGTAACCTCTTTTAGATTTTCAAGCATTTTCAACTATCCTATTCAATCCCACCAAGAAAACAAATGCTTTTTCATTAACTTAAACAGGAGATCACGATCCTGCTGCTTCATCTCATCTTCTCTCTCAGAAGCCCATCGAAATTCGCGTGATAGTTTTGGATCCTCAACATAACCTTCTGTAGAATGGATAATTAAGTTCCCAAACTTTTGCTTATTTCCAGCCAGATAATTCCACATTCTCCATGATGATTCCCTTGCTCCTACATCCCATGGAGTTGTATATTTATTATCAACCAATCTCTTACACAGAATGGCACAAGTCAACATTTGCTTGGCACGTCTTTCCCCACCAACTGCGATATGATACTTCATGTAGTGTTCTGCATCATATCGCAATTTCTTTTCCATAATTTGGAGCAGGTATAAGGAATCGAACCATCTATCATTCCAAATTATGGGAATCCAATACCAAACTTTCTTCAGATTGCAATAAAATTCTCGAAAAAATCTCATGTGATCCTCAATGGTTTATTACCACGTTCATGATACCACTTAATATCAAAGACAATTATCAACAACCACAACCCCAACCACACCATATTTTTCGAATCCTTACAAATTATCCTCTACATCCCCAATGCCAGCGTCTTGCTGAGAAGAATCCTTCATCAAAAATTCCTCCGACTTCAACTTCAAGCAGTCCCATTTCCCACTTTTATCCATAAACCAAACAACAATTCCTTCTCGAATCGTGTTGGCGTCCAAAGCCGATTTCCCTTCGGCATACTCTTTCAAATCTTCTAATTTCCAACGTTCCACTGGATCGTGATAAGCTTCCACAAATTCATCTTTAACAAAATATGTTTTTCCCAATAATTCAGGTTTCTCTAATCCAAGCTCTTCTGCACGCTTGTACACCATTTCTCTTGGAAGATCAACACAAAATCCATCAGGTGTGGTAATCGTCACACGATAAAGCATAACACGATACTTGCCACCAATACAACCATAACGACACCAATCAGCTTGTACTGGTGAACCATTCTTGCAGTTCCCAAAAATTTCATAGTATACTTGCTCACCTTGATGGAGATGTGGAGCAAGCATTTCCTCAACTTCTTTACGCTCATCTGGCATATGATTGCCAATTTGATCTACTCTACGAGTTCCACTAACAACCTTCCACTCTTCTTTAGGAAGCCAGAACTTCCACCAAGGTCGATTTGTCCGACATAGAACATTGCCTGTACGAGCACTGGTTCCATGAATCTTTTCCTCAATATAAATCATTCCTTCAGCAATTCGATGACTTTCACGCATCAAATGTTTGGTATCCCAATGCTTCCAAAACATTTCGGAAATGGGTTGTTTAGTTCGCTTTAGTCCAGCCCGATCCCCAGAATAGTTCGTCGGGATAATATACTTCTCACAAATCTTCACTCCATTCACATGTGTGAACTCATCTCCAACTTGCAGATCCAAATCATCATAGTATTTAACAGCTCCACAGGTAATAAGCGTATCCATTGTTGCCACATACCCATTTGAAACTTCTCCACGAAATCTCTGAGCTTTAATCCGACCATGTTTTCCGAAATAACCTTTCTTGGTTGGATCAGCATTCAATTCTGCATTTGAATAGAGGTTGTTAGTTTTGAGATATTCTGGGGAAAGACAGAGATTTGAATCAAAATAGATTACCACATCACCATCTTTAGCATCCAAACCAACAACAACTTGCGTTCCCAACACTGTTGCAAGCTTCAATCGGTCAGCATTTGGATGTGGTCTGACATTGCAAAGTTCTGCAATAATAGCATTGTTATTTTCCGATTTAGTCAGCATTTTTCACTCCGTCATGCCAAGAAATATATCAATTGATTCTTGATTCCAATATGCGAATTTGTTGCCACTTTCATCTTGCAAGCACTTAAAATGACATGGGCCACTATCCCATGGTTCTTCCTGCTGCACTTCGAAAATCTTCCGTCCATCGTGTGTCAGATATGTATTATAGTCAGGACCATCACTATAAAAATGGTCTTCATGCCGAGTTTCAACAACCCTTAAACTTGTCTTAGTTGGCTTGCCACAATGTGGGCAAGGTTCTGATTGCTCTTTTTGACAATTTTCATTTAGCCAATTCCAGGCTTCATCTGACAAACCGTACTCTTGGAAGCATCTACTCATTTGTTAGCTCCTAATTAAATTATACTTTTGGAATTTACAAAACCAAAATTAAAAAACCTGACATGGACGTTTATATTTCTTCAGATCCACACCATGAGGAGCATCCAAGCTCGAAACCGGACCATTTTGGAGAATCTTTGTATTTTCATATGGTCGAGCAATCATGTGATACAATTCCATCTGTACACAAACTACGATCCCTAAGAAAGCATCAAACATCTGTAACTGATCAGCATGTCCTTTCAAATTAACTAAAATACTTGTAAAATCTAATTTCAGTCTCTCAAGAGTTCCAATAACATTATTCAGATTTGTATATGAAACACTAACCATATTCAAATATGTATGGATAATATACGTCATGACATAATTAACTTCCCCTACTGACGCTGGATGAAATTCTCGGAGAAAATTTGTGATTGTAGTTTGCAAAAATGGGACAGTTCGATAAGAAACAACACTCTTTAATTCATCGATTTTCTTTAAAACCGATGGATGTAAAATTTTTGAAGAATCATAATGAGAAAATTCTTTTGCTATGTGAAGATATTGATACGCGACCGCTGCTAACGCATAACCCAAATCGGAAGTATCTCTAATTGATGCAGCAATATTACTCAGAACATCATCTTGGATGTTGTGTATCTTATCTCGATCTTCTTGTTTGATATAAGGCATGTTTTAGTTTCCTTAAAGAATTTCTTTCGAAACAACATTAATGTTTTCATGATACCAACAATAGAACTTACATTTTTCACAATTGTTAGAACATGTGAAATATTTTTCTGAACCTGGAGTCCCCTTTATTGCATGAACAGGAAAATAAACACCACCATTTCGTGTAATATCGATTGATTCCCGCACAACAACATTTTGAGGAAAAACTTCAAACATTAATTTCAACAAATCTCTACGACGAGTATTTGTTCGGAAAATAATACTCGGAAAATGTTCTGCTATCTCAGCCCACTTCTCAACATAACACGAACTATAAAAATCGCCAGTGATATGTATCCTTACAAATGTAATAGATTTTCTTCGATTTAATTCATTAATCATTTTGGTTACAAAATCAGGTTTCTTGCTTTCTTGTAGTCTCCATTCATATGCTTCTAATATCGTTTTCCACGTAAATCTTCTCTTTAATGCATAACAATTTTCTCGACACCAATCAGATGGTGTACATGTTTTTAAAGGTGGAATATTAAAAATGCCAACACATTTTGGCATTGTAGAATTGCCCGCAATTAACAATTGTCTCATAAATTCCTCAATTCATATTTTCGAAGATAATCCATAATTCCTTCGATTTCGGTCCACCGATCCGCTTGGTTGGCCTTAGTTGTTTCATTGATTGTTCCCTGTAAAATCAATTCATATACCACAGTTGGGTCTGTCTGTCCTTGCCTCACCATACGTCCTACACACTGTGTTCTTAACTTTGGTGAAGCAACAATATCCCAAAAGATAATTACTTTAGCGGCATATCCATCCCAGCCTTCGGAGCCTCCAGCTATCTGCACTAAAATAACTTGAGTATCCGGATCTTCTTGGAACTTTCGTTCTTGTTCCAAACGATCTTCTAATTGCATTCCTCCTCGCATTACAGAATATGATATTTTCTCCTTTTTTAATGCTTGTTCTAATATACTCCCCACTTCCAAAAACTCATAAAAAAGTATGGTTTTTTGCCTTGTATTTTGCAGTATATCCAAAGTTGCTTCTAACTTAGGATTTTCTTTCAATCGATAAACGTTTCGATTCGTTTCATCTCCCAAATATATAAAACCTCCTGTTAACTGCTTTAGCTTTGTCCCTTTAACAGAAGGTTGTGGGAAAATTGCATCCGAAGATGCAACTTGAATTGGCTTGTTTGTAATAACTCGATTTTCTAATTTGAAAAATTCTAGTGTAGGATCCAAAAAGATTTCTTCATTTTGACATGGTGGAAGATCCATACATTCTTCAGAAGAAAAGCTTAATGTCACCGGAGCCATCTTTTTAAGAAGTTTTTCCTTATGCCCTTTCTTGATAGACCAATCAAAAAAGTTCTTGTCAAAATGATCTAATCGAAATTTCCAAAAACTGTTTCCTAATGTTTTTCCCAAATCTAACACATAATAGATGTTAAAACACTCCAACAGAACCTTATCAACTGGTGTTCCTGTAAGACCAATAACATGTGACGCTTTTCGACTTAATTGAACCGCTATTTTAGATTGCAGTGAATCATAATTACTACAACGATGCATTTCGTCGAAAATAATGCAATCAAATTTCTGACAAAACAAATCAGGGTTTATATGCCAACCATTTTTTGATTTTCCCTTCTTCCCATAATCGGCATATATCGTTTTAAGTGATTCATATTGCACAATGGAAACATCTTGAGGACCATTAATTTGTTGCTTGCGTTCTTCTGTAGTTCCATTTATTAACAGATAGGTATAATCCGTCCATTTATTGTCTCGTATCCAAGAAGACAATGCTGATTTTGGAGCTACAACAAGAATTTTCTTACACCCCCACAATTGAGCAGTGTAATATGCTGCCAGAGTCTTTCCTGTTCCAACCCCATGCCAAAATGCAACTCGACTTTTATCCATAGCAAATGCAAGTGAGATCATCTGATGTTTTCTAGGAGGTCTCTTAAATTCAACTCCTCGGAAAGCCCAGTTGAGTTGCTCTAAAGTTAAAGATTTCCAATCAAAATCCTGCAATATTACATTCTCCAAGTGCTGTAAATTGTGTTAAGATGCTTCTCAAATCCCAATTCTTCAAACAACGGAATCAATTTCGCGAAGTTTGGTATCGTCCAAACCATATCTTCGATTTTAACTTCGATTGGAACATTTCTTTCAATAGTTGCAAGCTTCTGGCTTAAGAGAGCATTGCTCTTCCCAGCCACTAATTTCTCTCGCAGTTTACCCTTAATCTGCCAAACATTATTATACAAACTTTCTAATGTTCCGTATTCTTGAATTAACTTTAATGCTCCTTTTGCACCTATGCCATACACCCCTGGGATATTATCAGAAGCATCCCCTTGCAGTGCTAAGAAATCCACAAATTGGTTCGGTTTCAATCCGTACTTCTCATACACACCAAGAACAGTCAACTCTTTCTTAGATTTCATCTCATAAATCGAAACGTTTGGGCCGACTAGTTGACACATATCTTTATCTTTAGTACAAATTCGAACTTGATGTCCGGCATTTACAAGCTTCTTTGCTAATGTTCCTATGATATCATCTGCTTCATATCCATCCATTCGATACACAGGAATATTAAACGCTTCTAATATATCAATCATCCTTGCCACTTGGATCTGTAGGTCAGGTGGCATACCATCAGGACGTGTTCCTTTATAATGTGTATAGATTTCTTTGCGAAATGTTTTAGCTGGAGAATCCAATGTAACAGCTAACATATCTGGTTTTTCATGGCGAATCAGATTAAGGATTTCTCCTGTAAAAATATGGGTTGCAGTAGTAGGTTCTCCTTTTGGAGAAGTTAGTTGGAGATTACTAGCTAAGAAAGAAGAATACAGATAGTAATACCCATCAATAATATAGGCTAAACCCATGAACTGTCTCCAGTAGATTGCTGGTTAGCAGCATTACTTACTTGATTTGCTGCATTTGTAGTATCTCTCCGACGAGGAGGAATGTAAGGCCAACTGCTGAGACAAAATTGACCTATTTCTAAATTCTGTGCGAACACCGCCGAAAAATCCATCGCACCATGGCGATTTGCGAGCACCGTCCACATCATACGATTCTCAAGAGCTTGTTCTTCGGTTTGGGAAATCGCAAACACCATATCCGTATTTCCTAGCTTACGAATATCCTCAGCAAAATCCTTTTGATCTAATTTTCGCTTCCGGAGAGCTTCGCGTGTAACCTGACTAACTGTTATCGTTAAATGCTTACGGTCATCCGCAATCCCTTTTGTTTTAATGTAAAATTCATTAATAAGATCTCGCTGTTGCCCATTTGCTGGAATTCGCATCTTCTCAATATAGTCATTAATTACAATATCAGGAACATATCCTTCAAATGATTCCAAGTAGTCTAAATATCTAACAATTTCTTCCATAGTGCAAGTACCCATTGGATACTTACGAATTATCAAATCCCCACCTAATCGTCGCAATCGTTTTCGGACAGTCCGAACAGCCTCAATATCTGATATTGTGGGTTTTTGCAAGATTGTTGTGCCAAATGTCTCACCAGATTCATTAATTTCTTCAATCGTAACATCTTTTACTTTCGAAGTTAAGGATCCAGCCAATCCTCCAACAGACATATCATATCTCATTTCCGTATCTTCAAGACTTAATTCATGTGTTATATGCAAAACCTTTAATCCACTTAAAAGTCCCTGAGTGCCAAGATGTACACACCCCCAAGACTTTTTACCCTTATATCCACCCAACAAACAAACAAAATCAGTCCGACACAATCCGCGTGGTAAACGAATATCGATAGGATCCAAACCTGTACCCATCAACTTTTCATTGGATCGATGAGGTTGCAAGTAGGTTGGAGACAAAGTATCAAAATAACGTAACCCAACTTCTTCTTTGATTATACCAGTCCGCAACATTGCCTGCATATGTTGACGTGCTTCTTCTAATTTACCATCCTTAGCCATTTGTGCAATTACGAAAATTCCCTTCTCCAATTCCTTGGATTGCACAAATTGATTAATACGGGAAATGACATATGCTGTGTTGGGAGGTTCAAGTTGCTTAATTCGATCAACATAAGTTAAATACAGATCGATTTTATCATCAGATTTGTCTTTGAGAAAGTGAGCTAATTCGTCTCGAAAATGCTGCTGTGGAGCCTCTTTGAATTGATCAAAGTAATTATAACACAGTTGAATTATGTTGGAAGTAACTTCCGAACCAAAGTAATGTGGTTGGATTGATGCTCTGGCAGCTTGCAAGAATTTCGTGTCTGATACAGCTAAAAGCACAAAGGCATCTTGTATCCGTTGTGCAATTTGAGCTTCGGCCATGACTAATCTCCTGCCTGTAGAAAGCGTCTAATCACCGCAGTTCGAATACGATGAGGCCATTCATGTAGATGGTGCCACGCTCCACAAGCACATGGGCCTATCAACATATCACATGGCTCTGTGCAGGCATTCCAGAAGTGACCCAACCACTCCTTGGGCATCGACATCAGACCATTTTCCGGGTTGTATTCATCATCGGTCATGAAGTATCCCCATCAATTAATTTATTAAATCAACATCTCCTCGGAGCAATTTTGCTTCGGCTTGATCTAAAGCCCATTGTTGTTCAGTATACGAAAGTTCTTCCCAATTCACTGGCAACCAGTATTGATCATCATTTACAGCTAGCTGAAAGAAAATTTCAAATGCTTCTTGTTGCAATGTATCTTTAGTTATCATTATCTTCACCATCCTCCTTATCTGACTCTAAGTCAAAGTCGGATGAGCCGCACAACGGACAGAAAGCATCTTCTACAAATCCACCCTCTCTGTTGTATTCAAGGTAGGCTTTATAAAACTTACCTTCACATTCATTGCAGATATACATTCAATCTCCTTCCTCAGTAATCCAAGCCCAATTAATCGTTATGAAATCTTGCAGAGCGTCCGCATCATTTTTATAAGGACACCCACACGACTTCCCCAATCTCTTAGCTCGCTCTATAGCTTCCTGCACTGTAATCTTATAATGGATATTACCCTCAACAGGGCCAGGATCATCCCACTCTACCCAAGCAGTCATATCATTTTTCTCCAATATTGTCCCAATCTCCTACTCCAATAATTTTGGTGAGCAATGCCCATATTCCTACTAACAACATTGTAATCGAAATGCAGAATCCTATGTAAGCAAAACATGATCCTATACCAGCCAGAAAATAAGTCTTAAAATCTGGCATAGAGCCATTATATGGTGGTACTCTATAGGGCCACCACCACCATGTAGATAGAAAGATCAGTCCAATGACGGATAACCGAATACAGAAACTCGTTTCCCATTTCATGCCTTTATCTCCAAAGTAAACTAATCCCGAAACCTAAACAAACTGCCGATACCCCCATTAAACAAAATTGTGCCTTAAGGGGTAATTTATCAAAAACACTCATACACCCACAACATGACAATAAAGCTGAAAGAATCATTAATGAAAATGCCACCACCACCATTATTCTTCTCCTAAACTAAACCAACTTCATGTAAATACTGTGGCATTAATATATCCCAAGTTGTGTCGGAGCACATTGTACCAGGATACACTATCCCACTTTTGTTAGTATACGCTTTTTCCAAACAAGCAGTCAAATAACGAACCCAATTTTTAGGATCTAATGCTCTTCCCTCAAAAAACTTAATCGCTCGATTAGATGCTTCAATAAATTTCTGTAGTTGGGCAGGTTTTGGATCGAAATTAAAATTATTAGAAAGTGCTCTGTAAGCTTCAATTATCTGAGATGTAAGTTGGGGGTTTGGATCGTCTACAGGGGATACGTATCCAGCCTCTTGCATAGCTTTGCATAGACGATCCCAATATTTGCGTAAACTTGTAGCTGATAATACATTTGGCTTCCAGAATGTGTCCGTTTGGACCCAATCAAATACTCGAAGGATTTCTTCCGGAGTACGCTTATCAATGCGAATCATAAGATCAACATTATAAGCTTGATTTTGAATGAGTGCTTCTCTTCCTTCTATGGAAGTTAAATAACGAGCATATGTGTTCTTGTGTTCGTCAACACAATCTATAATGTGTGAACCTAAGATGTAGGGATCAGAATCAATAGGGAAGTCTTTGGTGGATTCTCTGTGCGGTATCTTCTTATCGGTGTTTAAAGAGTCTGAGACCTCAGACAATTCATCAGTTTTTATTTCCATATAGTTTGTATTAATGTTAGTATTAATTAGATTAGGACTGCCCTCACTGTGGATTTCACCCACTGCGGTGATGACCATGGAATTATCAACTTCTGTTGGTTCATCGAACACATGCCATACTCGTTCTACAAATTGTCCTGTATTAGGATCCCTTATATTCTCAATATAAAGGTATTTCTTTTCTTTTAATTCACCAGTGATTCTATAAAATTTGTCTGCCCCTATTTCATACAGATTCATGAAATATGTACCAACGATTTTCCAATCTGGATGTCGGGAAAGTAAGTCTACTAAAAATCCTTTAGCCTCTAAAGAAAGAGCATTGCATTCTCTTTGAGCTAAATTGTTTGGGATCATGACAAAAGGTTGTCGTTTTACATGTTTGCATAATTTTGTTTCCATACAAAATCCTTACACACTAGTATTAAATCTTCCCCGTATCTTCAAGACATCGTAGAACATTTTCCAAGTCATCTGTGCTGTAGAACCAGCTATTTGAGGATATCCCTTAACATCAATTACATAATACTTGGTCGATCCTTCTACCAAAGCCTTTAATTCACATTTTGCTGTTGGCTCAACTTCGAGGCACTTTTGTTTGTAGTCCATAGTTTAAATGATCCTAAGAAATTTTGTGTTTTCAATAGTAATTATAATCCCAAGTCCCTGATTCATTAACAATATTGGCGATGTGACCAACATATTCAAAGTTTTCTCCGCTAAACGCCAATTCCAAATCTTCTTGACTGATGTCGAAATGAGATGGAGAATTCTGAAGAACCCTAGGATTATCCCAACGTTGCCCATCATCAAGGGAAACTAAACAGATTTGCTTCCACTCAACACCAGCTAACAAATAAAGATTGGTTTCATCTTCTTGTGCAGAACGATCAACCAATCGATAAACATCACCGATTTGAATCTTTCTCGCCGACCGATTGTTCGGTAAGGAATTGGATGGATACAAAACATCATGTGAGAATGGAAGATTCATTGTCTTTCTCCTTAACTAAGCATCTTTTCAAATATTGATTGTTTCACACGTTTTTCATCTTGAAATGTGAGGCCTAACTGTTTGCGAATTACTGCTGTATGTGAAATTGTATTTGTTGTCGGTCTGTCTAACCACAACTCAATATATTCTCTCTCGAGTTGTGTTAATGTGTTGTAACGCTCTTCCATTAACAATATATCAATGGGTGAAGGTATTGGGCAATCAGGAATATAAGAAGGTGTAAAGATTTCATTATCTTCTTCTATCTCCAGAGGCTTATTGTTCAAGTGCCGACACGACTTGTCGATTAAGTCCATGAATTTAGAGCACACTGCCTGATATATGTATGTCCTAACCGATGTACCTTTCGATGGATCATACCATCTTTGCATTGCAACAATTGCTCTTAAGCATCCCTCTTGATAAAAATCTTCAATGGAAAGTATTGTTGGTTTAGGAACTTTATAATATGCGTAACTCGCCATGTCTTGTATCAAGTCAGAAAAGTCATTGATGATTTCTTGTGGAGTCATTTAGGTTCCTTTAAGGTTTAAACAATTGTAAACGAACAATATCTTCAATATCATCCTTTACAAAAGTTGTTTCAATTACAACAGATTCTTCTAAGGCTTTGAAGTAGTGTATTGTTCCAGGAGGGATTTCTAACACCGCATCTGTTAACAATGTTTTCTCAAAACCATGAGCCCAAATTGTTATTTTCCCACTAATAACATAGAATTTGTTGTATTTTGATCTATGGAAATGATAAGAGCATTCACCCCCTGCATTAATATGTAATACAGAAACACTGCAACTATCATTTCGAAAGATTTCCGTTACTTCACCCCAATTCTTTTTCATGTGTTTGTCTTCACTTTGAATTTAAATAGTCAAACTCCTTGTGGAACTGCTCCCAGAAGATGCTTCGGATTTGACGAGTAGTTTTCTGATTAATAAAAAAGGTAGCTGCCAATGAACTTAACGCTCGAGTAAATGCAAGCTTCTTACCTACAAACTTGCTGTATTGATCCTTTGGATTTTGATAAGCATAGCCGAGGCTAACCAGCAACTTTCCTTCAGGACACAATTGAAAGATTTTGCACACAGTATTAATGGTGTTTTGATTCTCTGAATGATCCTTAATAAACTGTACCTGGAACTTACCAACATTTCCTACTTCGACGATCATGATCTTTCTCCTAATAAGTAACGTTTTCGGTTGCTTCACCCCAATATTTAATTTCTGTATATGTCAAAAATTCTTTGTTTTCTTCGACCCACTTAATTGCTTCTTCTTCAGTTTCTGCTTTTACTAAAGTCGTAAATGTAACTTTCCACCATTTTGGTCGCATAAATACAGTTCCTTAAAATTAGTTTCGGTCATGAGGTATTACACAACAAATAAATGCCGCTACTCCATATATGGAGGCACAAATTGCCCTTGTATTTACATCTAATGTTGAAATTGGAGGAAGGTCTTGAGCAAATACCGCAAAACTAATAAAACATGTAACTGCAAACACAATCTTCATATGTTTCTCCTTTATCAACCTTTTAAAACCGCAATCGGTTCAAGTTCAACAATTGGTGTAACAAGATCCTTCTGATTCTCCATAACAATATCAATAGATTTGTATGCTCCAGGAGCCTCATCTAAATCAGAAGCATTCCGCATTCCATGGATAATTCCCTTAGCATCCATTGCAGCCTTTTCTGTATCCAAATCCAAACATTCCTTAGCTTTAGATCGAGACATAGTTCGTCCAGCACCATGCGAACAAGACATGAAAGATTCAGGATTTCCCAGACCTTCCACAATATACGATTTTGTTCCTTGCGATCCTGGAATTATTCCGATTTCTCCCAATCGAACTCGTGTGGCTCCTTTACGATGCACCATCACATTCTTACCAAAATGATGTTCCATTGCTGCATAATTGTGAGCAATATCAATGGGCTCAGCAAATCGAATTTCCTTAAATTCGTTTTGAAGAATATCTTTGATCAAATTCATCATCCTTTTTCGATTTGCTTTAGCAAATTCAACACACCACATCATTTCTTGCATATAATCATATCCTTGATCCGAAGACAATGGCAAGAATGCAAGTTGATGATGCTTAGGAACACTTGTTTTCCATAATTGATTCATGTTTATAGCAAGCTGGTTGTAAAACTGAGCAACCTTATACCCCACATTTCGAGAACCAGAATGCAGCATGATCCAAATGTATCCATCAGAACCCTTTTGCAATTCCAGGAAGTGGTTGCCTCCTCCGAGTGTGCCCAGCTGATATCTTGCATTATCAAACTCTTGCGTTACAATTGTCAAACCCATTTCTGGAAAACATACTGGGAGCAAAGTATCTGGCAGTATTTCTTTATGATGCTCTCTACCCATGGGAATTACGTCTCGAATCCTTCCGATAATGTTCTTCCAAATCCATGAAACTCCAGCATACTCCTCCACCGAAAGTGATGTTTTTACAGCACACATTCCACAGCCAATGTCAACTCCAACAGCATTAGGAATAACAACATCTTGTGTAGCAAGAACACCCCCAATAGGCATTCCATAACCCGAATGACAATCAGGCATCAGAGCAATATGCTTAAATGCAAACGGAAGCTGTGCCAGATTATATGCTTGCTGCATAGCTTCTGGTTCAACTTCATCAAACCACATTTTGATTGGCAACATATTTTGATGTGCTTCAACTCTCATTACTCATCCCATCCATAAATTGGAAATGTAGTTCAAAAACAATTGGTGACCGTTCTTACTTGAAACACACACTATTGAATTTCTTTTCCGGATACTCGGCAAGAATGTATTTGGTATGCCACATGTGTTCTTCGCTTTTGGAAACGGTGTATTGATGCCCAATCGTTAACAATGATCGCGGGTCATCGCAACTTCCCCACCTAACTTGTTCATCTGAACATCCAACGTATGTAACTTTCATTGACTATTCCTTAAAATGGGTTGCTATTTTTTCTATATTACCCCAGGATGGATTCGAACCATCACTAAACGAGGCTTAAACTCGTTGCCTCTGCCGTTGGGCTACTGGGGCATTTCAAGAAGGTTTCTCTTATACTTAAAGTATACCCTATAGTTTGAGAAACCAAAATGGAAAAATGTAAGTTGGTTATTTTACACATTCCTTAACCAAATTAACAATCCACAACACACCTTCACGAACTGTATCCCAACCTACAACAGATACCAGGACACCAATTATGAAACCTTCAATTAGACGGATCATACATATGTTCCTGAGATTCATCAAGGCTTTTCTGTCGGAGCAGCAGCAATAACCAATTGCAAGACTTTCCTGCGAAACTCGAGCAAATTAGGCTCGGAATTTCCCAAATCCAAAATTGCAATTTGAGTATCAGTCAGCTGTTGCACTCTCTGAACCAGCTGGATTTCCGATTCTAAATGCTGAATCAACTGACTTCGGAGGTCCTGAATTTCGTTGTATTCGAGATCATTCATTTTTAGTCTCCACAAGTTTGACCATTAAAAAATCCAAATTCCGAGTTCAATTCACCATACTCTTTGATTAGCTCAAGAGTAATATTACCACGAGCAAACATGTCTTCTAATTGACGAATTTCCTTTTCAACCACTGAACAATAGAGGGGTGTATCACTATCCTCAAAGTAGATAATATACACTATAGACCAAGGGCCAGAATGCTCCTCTAAGATCTTTTTAATCTTTCTAAAAACCATGCTATACTCCGATTCAACAAGATCTTTTTAACTGTGTTTATCTTTCCAATACTTACAAACAAAGCACTTTGGAGGCTTAAAACCACTGTCAAGAAAATGCACCATACCGTCGTTAATCATTTTCCGGATCCGATGATTGAGGCAGTTTTTCCCCGTCCCAAAAGTTCGCTTGTAATGCTTACAATTCTCACATTGTTTTCTGGACATGTTAATAACCTCCTACCAGATGAGTTCCACAAGTTCTTCATATTCTGAAACAACTTCTAACAGCCCACCAGAATGTCCTCTGCTCCAGGCCAACTCCCACAGCAAATCAGCCTTAGGATGTCCAGCTGTTACAAAATCCTCCTCAACAGCCTCCTTGAAACGCTTAAAAGCTTCGGCCGATCCCCGACGATAGGCATCAAGCTCTTTCCGACGATCTTCCTTGTTTGAAACCGGATACGAAACTTTGTTGTCAAATTCACCAGCATTAATTCTATCTCTAAGACTGTTCATCAGCTTCTTCCTCAACGATATCAATCGTGTTCTTAATAAAATTATCAACAGTACCCCAAAGCGAAACCAAAAGATTCTCAGCTTCGGCTTCCGAAATTTCGTTTGCATCTACCATATCCACAACAGTTTGAGTCAAAATCCAACGATCTTCTTGGCTGTATTCTTCCATTTTAGTTTTTCCTTATTTAAAGTGCACCTTCAAGTTAATTCTCCGGGATCAATGAGCATTCAATATCCAAACACCATTTTCGACATGATCCAATGTCCAAAAGCATCCCTGCCCATACTCACGTTCCCAATAAATAGCTCCACCCATCATGAGGAGTAGTCGCTGCCGAGTGTAAAAAATGCCAGGATTAACTCGGATTTGATTCATTTTTGACCCTTTTTCAGAAGTTTTAATTTTCACCCTATACTTATAGTATACCCCATAATTTATAAAAGCCAAATGAAAAATTAAGAAAATTTTTGAAATACGAGTTTTGATGTGAGGTAATATATGATTTAACCACAATAGGTAAATATGTATGTTTTAATTTCAGTTAGGTACTCTTCTAATCCAACAGAAATTAAGTATTCTTGAATTTCTTGCTCTGATTTTTCCGATGTCAATGGAAGTTCTCGATTTTCAATATAATCTTCCGAAAGAATTACACAACCTACAAAAATATATGGAGTATATTCATCACCTTCGATAATACCCAAATCCCCCGTATTTGGTATACATGGACTATAATGATCTTCTTCCCAATCTAAGAATTTCTTATTTCTTGGCAAACAGACACCACGTACAATATATGTTGTGTTAGTCATCATTCATTTCTCCTTTCAACGGATGGTGCAGGAGTCGAACCTGCAAGGCTGTGTTAGAGCTCGACGGTTTTCAAAACCGCTACCATCTCCCATTGGTTTGACCATCCTCTACTTATCACCCAGAAGTATTTTACCTAATTTGGGGTCTATAGGTTGAACGTTAGCCAATTCATTCAATGTTAACTTTGGCAACGGTGCTTCTATTTTAGGAAGCGTAAATCCCCGACGTAGAAACCAAAAGAATCTCCATTTAATAACTAATCTCTGCCACCAACTAAGTTTTGGCAAATCAGGGTGAAACATCGTTTGTCTCCAAGGAAGAAATCATTGAACCGGCTCAACCTTAATAATAAATGGGTAGGATTGAAACAAAAATCCAACTCGTTTGTTCCCCTTCACCGTTAACGTATAAACCTTATTAATTTCCAACCTTCCGTAGATTTCATCAGCATTCCACAACCAAAGCCAAAAACTGTTATCTACTTCAAATGTGCCTTGATCTGTCGATACCATGTAATTTGTGCGGGTCTCTTTTCCACTCTTGCTGACATCAACATGCTTGTTAAGAACAGTACAAGTAATTGTCTTTGTTGGTCCAAATGGAGCCAAGCCAAGAATTGGATCCATACCAATCACTGCAATCATAAGAACAAACGGGAACAATACTAGCAAACCTAACAACATGAGCAACGTGTTTCTTTTACGATACATTGTTCTTTCTCCTAAATTTAAAGTTAAGAATTCTTATTACTTCTTACCATATTCCCTATAGAATTTTCTCTTGTTAACCTTTTGAATTGAACCTCTCCGAGGAAGTTTGAAATTAGGAAATTGCTTTTTGAAATCAGTTATCTTAAAAACAATAGCACAACTCAGCATACGGTCATTTCCAACCCAAAATCCATCTGGACGTAATTTACATGTAATTCCATGCTTCCAAAAGCAAATCCAATCATATCGACCAGGTTCATTAATAGGCTTATCTCTTGTAATATACATTGTTCTTTCTCCTCAAAAATAGTAATATTGAATTTTAACAAAAGCCACAGGAAGGATTCGAACCTTCAACCCCTGCTTTACAAGAGCAGAGCTCTGCCAATTGAGCTACTGTGGCAATGCCAGTTGAGGGTATCGAACCCACTAGGTCCCTTTCGGGAACCAGATTTACAGTCTGGGTCGCCTCCTTAACGAGCTACACTGGCAAACTATGAAATGCTCTTAGTAGGATTCGAACCTACACTAATCTGGTTCTAAGCCAGACGCCTCTGCCGTTGGGCTACAAGAGCAATTTATGTTGATATTGTATAATGGGGGCACTGGGACTTGAACCCAGGACCTACGCATTAAAAGTGCGTTGCTCTACCAACTGAGCTACACCCCCAAGATTTCACAAACTAACTGCTACTTCTTCCAAATGATCCTCGAGCCAACATTTCCAACCAGCATCACTTGGGAATCCTGACCCATCAAGACTTAAATCATCCTGTTGAGTTCGAATAAACATTCGATGCTCACCAAGTGGCCCCATTTCAGCAATATGCATATTGTATTTTAAACACAGTGCTCTGTATTCTCTAAAGAAACCTGTTTTATCTATAGTTCTTCTTTTACTCATTTTACTGCCCCAACTCCTGCAATTCCTCGTCAATCATACATTCTAATACGGTTTTGCAGAATCTCAACTTTCTTTTCCAACCAAACAATATATCTCTCTTGAAGCATTCCCCACCATTGAGGTTCACTACTATCAAAAGTATCAGCAATTGCACTTAGTTTCTTTCCAAATTCTGTGGGAAAAATTCCGTGCTTACGAAAATACTTATAGGCAGCAAAATGTTCTGGGTCGTCAAAATTGAACCAATCCCAAAAATATTGCTTTTGCTTAGTTGTCATTTTGGATCTCCTCAAAAGGTTTCTCTTATACTTAAATTATAACTTATAATTAGAGAAACCAAAATGGAAAATTATAAATCTTGTTGCTTTTCCTCAAAATCAAACAATTCGTTCATAACCTCATTGATGCTTACGTATTCAAACCCATTCCACAACATCAGATGGATTCGCACAACTAATGAAACTCTGGTATCAATATCAGCACCAAATTTAAAGATTCCGGCATTAAACATCTTCGCGAATTCATCTTCTAATGACTCAACATCATTTAGTTCCGGAAAGATTTCTCTATGCTCTTGCAGGAAATGATCTCGTGCATCAATGAACAGTCTTCCAAATGTGGATTGAGAAAACAAATCCTGCAATGGTTTCTGAGGCTTAGGAGGAGATTTTGTCCCTTCCTCCGTTTTCAATGCATATTGAGCATAGTATTGAAAGATGTTTAACATTCTTGCCTACCAAGGAATCTCATCATCACAAGGATCGAAATCATCTTCATCCCAATCTTCATCAACATCCTGCATCCAATCTTCAACAGTAGTATTCAGCCAATCTTCATCATCCTCCTCATCTTCTTCCCAATCATCTGGTGCACATTCAACACACAGTTCTTCATAATGATTAAAACAATCAGCACAAACCATGGCACCACAATTCATACAATCAAACAATTCATCAACCATCTCTTCACAAAATTCACACTTAAACATATTTAGTCCTCCCAAACAATTATTGTGTGATTGCCATTAATCAATTCTTGGCACTGCACGTCAATAAATTTCACCATCTCCTCTTCCGTTTCAACTCTACGGAGAGAAATATCAAAACCTCGCTTATACTTATCTCTATATGTTATCTGGAACATTCGTTTCGCCAAGTTTTAATGATTTCGATGGAAAGATCGTCAATCTTTTCCCAATCAACAGTTGCTGGTAACGTTGATTTTACATACGCTTCATGAGCTAAGGTCAACAATCGATTTGACTCTTCTAAAACTTTCTCTAACGACCATTCTCCTCTTTTAATAGCTACTAATTCTTCAGCATCTGGACGAAAAACATGCAGTTGACCTTCTAGTAGAAATTCAATTCCCATTCTCAAAAGTCGAATTGCATGAGCCCCATTTTTACAATCCCACCCAAACTTTTCCACCAATTGTTTGCGTTTTGCTCCAAGATAACCCTTACATGGGCTATGTGTCATACGATGAATCTGACCATGAGCATAGCCAACAAAACTATGAAAAATTATCTTAGAAGAAAACAAATCTCGATTTTCTAACAGTAATTCTCCTGCTTCAGAAGTTTTGATATAATCTTGAGTTCTTAACCACAATAAAGAAAAGATGTTAGGATTGCCTTTGCCAAGCATTCGAAGTGCTTTTCGAATCTCATACAATACAACATCCCATTCATTTCTCTTTATCTCTTTGGTACCTCGAGAACCAAATTCTTTAAGACCATAATAATACTGATCCGGAGGCACAACTAAACCAACCACATCAATATCGTCTACAGAATTAGGATCTGTATTTGGGCGATAAGTACCATGCGAAATGGATCCCCGATATGCAACTAAAATTGCATGTTGCATTGATTTCGGATCAAGATCATAAATTTCACTAAACATTAACTTTTCCTAACCCAAGAGTCTCTTTCCAACTTCAAGCAGTTCAGCAGACTTGACTTGAACATATTGATCCAAATTAACACCAATAAATCCAAGCTCAAGTTCACAACGAAAACACAGTGGATGCTTCCCAGAATATTTTGACTTTCCAGAATTTTTCCCACATCGGAGACACTTCATAGTCTCATCAATCATAATTCTGTCCTTTCAAAATGGTGCATGTTCATCACCAGGAAACGGATCAATATACTCAGTTGGGTGACCACGATGTTGTTCCATAGGAAGTTCTTCGAGATTTTCCTTCCGGTTGTCCAAAACATTTCGATTGATATGATGCACATCCATCCCCGGAGCAGCGTTCATAATCAAACGATGTAATCGAACAGTTGTATGTTTTCGATTTATGGTTCGTGATGCACAAACATATTCTTTATGAGCCGATTTCTTTAATCGCCAAGAATATTGACAAACAAGAAGATAGTCTTCGTCATCGATCATAATTTGATCGCTTGAATTTGCTAATTTAATGTACACTGTTTTCTTTTTCATTCCTGAGGTTCAATTAGTTTAATGAACTTTCGACAATGATGGCATTGTGAATCAGAACCAATTTTCGGAGTTGGGAAAAATGGAACATTATAATGTCCACATTCCGGACATTTGAAATAATGATATGATCCCATCCCAGTTGTTTGCTTCTTGTATTCAGCCTGTGGATTTTCCATAGAGATTCCTTTCTACCAAATCGAAATAGTTGTTAAAACAAGATAAAACAACATCTTCGGATGCCAAAAATCCTGGATTGCATTCGTTATCGTTCTCATACTCATAGTATAAATTATAAATGAGGAAAACCAAATGAAATTTATCAATTATTTTCCCGTTTCTTTTCCAAGATCGACGCCATTCGTTGACCATGTTTTCGCATTTTCTCTAATGCTTCCAGAGAATATTGAGGTTTGGGATTTGATTTAACTCCTAGCTTTTTGTAGCATTCTTTAAGCAGCTTTCGTGCTTCGGAGCCAAATTCGTGTCCAATCAATTCAAGAAAAGTTCGAGCATAGAATCGACCATGTCCTGTTCCATACCCAGATGGATGCAGAACATGAGCTAATTCATGTAAGACAATAATCTTGTTAAATCCCCAAGGAGGTAAATATATTGTCGCAAATCGGACATAAGCACTTCGGGAAGAATCCGAGATTTCATTGATTGGTGGAGCATATGTCTTTCGGATCCTAAATCGTTTTTGTAACCAAGCGGAATTCCATAGTTGTGTCACATACTGTTCAACTTCCTGAATTGATTTGAATTTAATCTGTTCGTATTCTGGCTTCCAACCCCTATCAACTTCCCAAAAGAAAAGCCTTTTAAACCTTGACTCCGCATCATACAATTTTTGACGCTGTGAATCTCTCCAACTCCTTCGATTTTCTCTGACGGTTGACATCTCCTGCCAACGATCTGCCGGAAGTTCATACCATTCAGGATTCTTGGCTGACATTTCTTTCATCTCCCATCCAGCGAAGAATAATGTAATCAAAATCAAACTCAAGCAAATCCATGTCCTCCCCAATATGATCCATCAAATAACAGCGATTACATCGGGGATAATAAACCTCTTTATTACCAGTCTGCTCATCAAAACGACCAGACCAACCTCCATACGAATTTCCCAGATCAGAATCAGAACAAGAAGTTCGGCCATGCTCCGGACAAATGAAGTCAACGATTTCTTGAGTGATAATTCTAGACATTAATCAATCCTCTCCAAGAGATTTTTCTTTCAATACTCTTTCAACCGTTTGTCTTACACACTTTTGAAACAAATCTTCTAAATCTTTCTTTGCCTTTTCCAGAGCATCAATTTCTCTGCTTCCGGCCCATCCCCAAGAATATCCTTCATAATCATTATATGCTTGATTGTAAGCAATTTGAGCTTCGGCTAAAGTTTCAATTGCTTCAACCACTTTTTCAAATCCAATGAGTTCTTCAGGAAGCTCTTTCTTTCCCATCATTTTATCCTTTCAACTTGAATTGTCCCAATCATACTCATACTTAAATTATAAACTTTTTCTGGGAAAACCAAAATTAAAAAATTTTATAATTTTTCTATTTGGCTTTTTGCAGATATAGCGTATACTTAAGGTATAGGCAATGTAAAATCAAACAAAACTTTAGAGGAGAAACAAAACATGGCACATGAGATCGAGATTCGCAATGGTGTAGCAAGCATGATGTACGCTGGTGAGACTCCCTGGCACAAGTTGGGTCAGCATGTCGAAACTGAGGTCACCGCAGCTGCTGCTATTAAGTTGGCCGGTTTGGATTGGAACTGCATTTCCAAGCCTCTGTACACTGCAGGAGATGCCGATGTTGATGGCATTCCGGTGATTGGTAAGATGGTCCCGGGAATCCAGGCAATCGTTCGCAGCGACGACAAGAAGGTGCTGGGCACTGTGGGTGATCGCTATCACATTATTCAGAATAAGGAATGCTTCGATTTTCTGGATGATGTCATTGGTTCTGGTCAGGCTGTGTATCATACTGCTGGTGCTCTCCGTGGTGGCAGTCAGATCTTCATGACGGTTAAGTTCCCCAACGATGTCAAGATTGGGGATGACATCATCGAGAAGTATCTGCTGCTCACGAGTTCCCATGATGGATCGCTGGCTCTGGAGGCTCGCTGGACTCCGACTCGTGTTGTTTGTGCCAACACTTTGGGGATGGCTCTTAACGAGAGAACCACCAACAACATCAAGATTCGCCACACTCAGAATTACCGCACCAAGGTTGAGGAAGCTCGCAATGTTCTCCAGCTGACGGATATCTACTACAGCCGGATGGAGGAAGAGTTCAACCGAATGTTGGATGCTGAGTTTGGTCATGCCCAGATGACCAAGCTGGCTGAAGATCTTCTTCCGGCTGATGGCACTCCTTCGACTCGCACCAAGAACATCCGCAACAAGATTGTGGAACTGTTCTACACTGGCAAGGGTAACAAGGCTGTTGCCGGCACCAAGTGGGCAGCTTTCAATGCTGTCACTGAGTATGCTGACCATTTCATTTCGATTCGCAACAAGGAGGATGATAACACCGATGAGCGTCGCATGCTGTCGGCTATCTATGGCAGTGGTCAGGATCTGAAGCAGAAGGCATACAATCTGCTCCGGGCAGAGCCCAAGATCATGGAGGCTGTTGCTTAAAAATCAATGGGTCGTGACGTTGTGGTATAGGGGACTACTTGTTGTAGTCCCCAACTTTTTATAATTTTCCATTTTGGTTTCTCTGATTATAAGTTATACTTTAAGTATAAGAGAAACCTTTCTTGTGTGGAGATTGAAATGGCAACAAACCGATCGAATTTAGAATATGATTATCGTGATTTGTTGATTGACACAATCGAAGCGTACACAGGCTCACTCCTCTCTGTAAACTATTCCGAGATTTCAACTGATGATCTCTTTAAGCTGTTTCATTGTATTGTGCATTCAGTCGATGAACGTTATAGTCGAGCTCTTAACCTGAAGAAAGATCTGGAGAAAATTTTATAAGTTTTCATTTGGTTTTCTCCAAATATCGCTTATACTTTAAGTATAAGAGAAACCTTTTCAGGAGTTAAAAATGGCACTTGCAGAGATGTATCAAAACTGGCTGGAACACGATGGCAAGAAAGTCAAGATTGATGGCACCGTTTACAAGATCCGAGTCGATTGTTACAGAGCCTACTATCCCTATGAACGCCAAGAGATCAAAGTGCATGCTGATGTGGTCAACAAGAACAGCAAGTTCTACCAAGACCTCAAGGCTGAGTACGGTGATGATTGGTCGACGGATGTCCTAGAAAGCTTTGAGTTCATGTGTGAAGCACTTCGACAGTTGGAGAATTAAATATGATAACTCATGATGAAGTAACACACATCATTAGCAGTTTAGCAAAGGCAGAATTTGATCATCTTCAGCAAATCAGAACTTTTTTACTGATACTTATTGCACAGCGTAAAGGTGTTACAGGAATTGATCTGCCTATAACCGTTGCTCGATTAGCAATGGAAGCTGCTGATGAAATTATTGCTAAATTTGTGGAGAATAAATCATGTGGGCATTAATTGGATATCGTTCTCAATACTATGAAGCACCTGAGTTGGAAGAAATTGTAGCTTTGTTTTCTTCAAAGGAAAAGGCAGAAGCTTATCTTGAAGCATCAAAACTGAAGAATCCTGGCCGCGAAGCATTTGAAGTCTTTCGCAACAAGAGTTATCTTCACATATATGAAAGTGCTTGGATTGAAAAGTATGATCCAGAGCAATATCCCATGGATCCAGAACTTTAAGGATACAAAATATGCTGACCGGACAAGATTATATTCAGAATATTTTGTCAAGTCTTTCCATTCTTCAGGACGTTGAAACATTTAGTGAATATGATCTCAAAGAATTACAGAAAATTGATGAAGATCTTGGATTCATGGCAGAGGCATATTATGAATGATCCCTTGTATGAAACTATTGAACGTATCAATTGGCACTTTGGTAAAGGAGATATTGTTTGCATTGATCCTATTAGACAGGAAGTCCACCGAAATATGCCATTTGCTGGCAATGATACTCGGAAATATCGTCTCTCCGATGACCAGCAATATGTAATATTTCTTGGACATAAGTGTAAAATATCTTCTGAAGGACAATAATCATGATTGCAGGAACTGTGTGCTTTCTATTCCTTAGTTTGTTCTATGTCCTGCTATGGAAGCAAAGTAAGGTCGTTAGTTGTGTCGCATTTCTTGTGTTTCTTCCATTGTGGATAGCTGGAGCAATCGAAACATTGGCTTTAGGAGGCCTGTTGGTTGTTGGTGGAATACATTATTTAGCCTTCTTTGTATTGTGTGCACTTAGTTGGTTTCAACTTTAAGGAGTAGTAAAATGGACCAGAATCAAGAAATTATTCAAACAATCAAAGAATGTGAGGATTCCATTACCACCATCTTAACAAAATGCAACGAGTCGAAATTAATGGAGGCAAGTAACATATTACATATGGCCGGATACAGTAATTTTGCAGCGTTGCTTCATTATGCATTTGCCCGACATCTGGCATTACAAGAAATTGAGATGGAATAATTTTATAACTTTCCATTTTGGTTTCGCTGATCATAGGTTATAATTTAAGTATAAGAGAAACCGTTTGGAGAAATCAAAATGACTATTCGAGAACTAATCAACGAACTAAGCATGATCAAGGATCAAGATCAGGAAGTTGCCATCAGATTGGAATATGATGGCAGTGTTAATGGTATCTCAGCGACTCTTGAATCTGAACGATTCCACTTGACACAGGGCAACAACAATATTTTCATTGATGCTTACGCCAATTAATTTTGATGGAGAAATCAAATGAACCCTACTCCTGAATATGCTTGCTCACTCAAGGGGATTGGCTTATTTTGTCTTAGTCAATGGGAATGGTTTAGGAACCAGAAAATAGGTACGATGGACGATGAAATGATTCGAACAGGACGAATGGCTGCATATTCATCTGTTTTACGTCAAATCACGGGAAAATCGGATTTACAAAGTTGGAAAGAAATTCTTTCGCAGATGTGATATCGAGTTAACGAAAGATTCATTTTGGAGAAATAAAATGACAACGATCTGGAACATCATTGTTGTGTGTTACCTTTTTAAGCATCTCATGGGGATCCGATTTGGATGGGAACGTTGTGGATGCTGTGGTAAGAAGATGCGTGATTGTGAAAGTCGTTTCAATGCTTACTGGGTAATTGGATAAGGAGAAATCAAATGGAAGTTTGCATTATAAAAGGACATGACAAACATGAAGGATTCGAAATTCTGCATGTTGCTAGCAACAGCCTGAAGGCCACACTGTGGGAACAGCAACACAGTGCTAAAATCGCGGAATATGATTGGATTAGTTACGAAATCTTTACTGTAGATGAGAAATAAAATGACAATACGACCACTTATATCGTCAAACTTTCTTAATGTTGATCTAACATATCCATGTTTTCTCATCGGAATTGTGTGGGATCAATACTTAGAAGGTTTGTCAATTGGTTTTGGGTTTTTTAAGTTGGATCTTTGGAGATGGTGAAATGAATCGCATGTATTATCGCACATATTGGCCATCCCAAGGGTTGTATTGTCCGCTTGGAAGGATTATGTGTTATCCTATAATTCGTGTTTGGGCTGTGGGAAGCCAAACAATCCCTTTCCGAGAAGTGGACAACTATGCTAGAACTATTTCTCGAGCAACCTATGAAGATGCTGCCCAAAAGATTGCAAAGTATCTAGTAGCAAATTATGGTGGACAGATTACTGTAAGAATAAGAGATCGGCATTTCTGGACCGACTATACAATTGGAGATCCAAAATGAGTCTGAATGCACATGGTGTGATTTGTTATGGAATTCGATTTCCAGGAGATTATAACGAATTTCCTTGGATTGATGTTCCTGATCAAGTATGGTGGGAAGCTGCTGGTGGCGAAGGCGAATGTCCTCTTGAGATGTATTTTTGTGGGGATAAGGAATGGACCAATATTATCTTTTTGAAGGATACGCTCATCGATGCATCCGAAAATTACCCAGAATCTTTTGACACAAATCATTTTAAATTGGATATCTCATTAATCGACATTTGTGAACGATTTGGAATCGAAATTATTGAGAGTCCTAAGTGGTGGTTGATTGCGGGTGTTTGGTAATGAAAGTGGGATGAGTAGCAACGAGCCACTCATCCCGAGAGGAGAAAGAGATTTGTGTAAATCCTTTTAACGCAAATTCAATCCATTGACACTCATTCCCCAATAACATATCCATTTAATTTCTGGTGATAACTGCGATCATAAAATGGATAAAATGTGCAATTCGCTTGTCCTAATGTCCCATCAACTCTCGCTCCTAATGTAACAACGCAAAATCCTACGTGAGCCGAGAGTTTCTTCTTCCGCATGAAGCTTGTTTGATCCTGCACACATCCAGGCATGATGGTCAACACTTCTCGGGGATATGACATATCAAACTTGTGGAAGTGTCCCATAATCAAGGCATGAGGCTTGTCTCCACCTTGGAAGCTCTCGACCATCTTCTGGCTTGGATAGCTAATGGCATATGGAGTTCCTCCACCAGGATGTATGATGCGGAGGCGAAATGTACCATGCGGTTGTTCAAACAGGACATCTTGTTCCAAATGCCCAATATGAACTAAATCATTGCGACCAGAATCCTCACACCAACGTTGCATATACCAACCAATATTAAGTCCAATATCCTTTTGCCACCAACCTTCATGACAATCACCCGTAATGTAATATGTTGTCATTCCGTCTCTTTGTGGGTAGTGATCTGCTAAATAAGCACATTGATCGTGAACCCCATGTGCATGCAACTCATAGCGATTAAATTTAAATTCCCCATCAATAATGTTTCCTGCATGGAATACCTGTGTGATACCTTCTTTCGCATATAAATCATATGCTGCTTCAAGGACATCTAATCTTTCATGATAACTACAAATGTGTGTATCTGACAGCACACCAATCTTTATCTCTTTACCTTTTGCAATTTTAATATTTAATGCATCAATGGGTGGAGTCACATCAGATAGAAAATACACGTCTCCTTGAGGAACAATATTAAAACCATCATAGAAGGAAAGTTGTGAAAGGACTTCTTTTGCATTCTTAAGTGTGGTGTGAAGTTTTGAAGCTAATATTTCTAATGTGATGCCATTTTTCTTGGACTTTTGGATGATCTTCAATGCATCTGAACGAACCATTGGGTCAGCTGGATTGAACTTTGATGTGGCAACATTCTTAGATGTTGATGTTTTACACCCAGCCTTAATTTTCGATTTTCGCATTTTCAGTAGCCTCCGAATTGCTATATTTTGATGCAACTTCTTCAACAAACTTCCTAATCACGTTGTAATCACAATGCCAAATAAATTTTGTGTCGTTGATTGTACAGCCTAAATTATGACCTTCATAATTTGCTTGTTGTTCGCCATCCATACCCTCCGAATCTTCCCATCTGTGGAACAGTGTTGCATGACAATTATCCTTGATAATGTAATAATCAATTTCTAAAACCTGTTCTACAGTTAAAAATCCTAAATCTTGTGCGACTTGAATAGGCTCATTAACCTCACCTGGACAATACCAATCAACTTGGGGAAAATTATATCGCAACCATTTTACATTTTCAATTGCTTGTGCGATATTTGCATTTTCATGTGCCCGAAATTCCTGAGGATCGGTTGATTTGCAGTTGCCTCGCATAGGATGAGAGATGTAGATTCTAGGTCTCATTGTGCTCCTCTCTTTCTCGAAGTTCGACACGTTTAGCGATGTAAAATCCTTGGTGTCGCCTTAGTAAAGTAAATGCTAAACCATCAATTTCAAAGTATTTATCCTTGTTAGTATACGATCCTTCGAAAACTCGACATCCTTTACCAGCAATTTCCACAGTTACACTATCCATACTCAAACTGCAAGCCTCATTATCACATGCTATATCATATATATTTTTCCCTTCCTTTTCAACCATCTGAGCATAATTAACAGGCCTATATTTCCTAATGAGATCATTGAATTTGTGTAAATCATCTTCTGTTTTTACAGCTTGCCGAGGACAAAATGGGATGCGGTCATCAGCTTGGTCAGGAAAAAACGACATACCTCCAATCAAATCTCTGTTGGACCAAACATATTCTGTTATCCAATTCCATTCTTCCGGTTTAACTGTAACAGTGCAACTAATGTTGTGACTAACGTTCTTGTCTGATCCTTCTTGAACCCAATTCTTGTATACTAAAAATATCTTGTCTAAGAAATCTTTCAGTGTTAAATCATCTTTAGTTATTCCATCCGTTTGTACCGGAAAAACAATACAAGCTTCAAAATTCGATTTGTGCTCTAACATGTGAGGATTAACTTCTTCAAAATAAGAAGCTGCTTCTTCTAAGAGATTAGTTGTTATTCGACGGAAATACTTCCTAGAATGATGTGGGTGTATTCCTGAACCAATACACCCTAACTCTAAGCTGCTTGTACCGGAAGGCTTAATACATGTACAACGAATTGAGGGATTGATTCCACTAGCTTTTGCTATAATTTTATTTGATAATTTGACTTGTTGTGCTCCTTCGCGAAGCAACTCAGCATCAAAAATCCATGGACTGTCCATCATTCCGGAAATACTAACACCAATTAAAGGATTTTCAGTTGCAATTCTCTCGGAGACTTCTCCTAAATATGGAAATGATTTATATCTAGCTTGTAACGTTGCAATTACTGCAGCTTCTTTACAAGCTAATAAAAATTCGTCTTGATCTTGACACGCTGCAGCATTAATTTCCACTAAATTACAAAATGCAAATCCTGTATTCCCATCTTTGTCCTTAGGATAAAGAACAATTTCACCACAGGGGTTGGTTCCATAATCTAAGTCGTGGAGGAATACAAATCCGGGATCACCAAAATTCTTTCTGTTGATATCAATGATCTTGGAAAAATCTTCTTGTGTATTTTCTTTGGTTAATGCTGCACTGTTGTTTGCTAATGCTCTCTGGGAATTCTTACCCCCAAATTCAAAATTCTCCTTTTCTTTTGCAGTTAGCATTTCTTCATCATCAAAACTAAAAATTGACATGAGAGAACTTCTGCGAATTCCACCCGCTAACACCGATGTTGACAGATGACAAATGATATCATGACACTCGATTGGTTTCAACTTCCGATTATTAACTTTTGATAATATATCACGAACATTTTCCAACGAGACTTTCAAACTCCAGTGTCCTGGAGCTTTACATTGACTGCTGAGATCCGATCCTGCTGGCCGAATATTGCTATAGTTGAATTCGACATAGTAACCATGAATGTGCCCTTGGATTAGCGAATCGACAGCTTGAGACCAACCTTGAATACTGTCGTTAATTGTGTGATGACACACAAGAGTCGTATCTACCTTTTTGAATTTAGGAAGTTGAGCAACATGTTGCTTTTGTACACTGTACCCAACACCACAACCACAAAGCAATAGATACATAATCTCAGCAAATACTCGTGGACGATCAATCAATGTAAAGGAACAATTGTACATACGAGCATTATGCTTAAGAATTGGATCACCTGCAAATTGCAGTGATCGCATTGAAGGCAAAACTTTCTTACTGTAAACCAACTTGAAAGCTGTTTCAATAGCTAATGCTAATTCAGGGTATGTATTCAAATGCATCTGCTTAACACGTGAAACAGTCTCTGGAAATGTTTCGCGTCTTTGTTTTTCAGGAAGATACTTAGCGTATTTTGTAGCGTGGATATAATCTGAAATTGCATTGGGGTCAGGGACAATATTCTCCATATTTCAAATTTCCTAAAACCACAACATGAGTTCCGGCCTCTTTAAACATCTCGTCTGAAATTGCTTGAACTTCTGCCCAACGATCATTTAAAACTTTGTTCTTAACAATAACCGTTGAAATACCAGATTGAATAATTGCTCTCGCACAATCTGGACAGGGAAGTGATTGTGTATACATTGTTGCATTTAACAGTGAAATCCCTTTCGAAGCAGCATTGTAGATCGCATTACGTTCTGCATGTTCAGTCCACGAATATTTAGCAGGACGTTCATTGCGAGATGCAATCGTGTCATTGTTGCCTCTTGGAAATCCATTCCAACCAATTGCTAATACAACATTACGATCATCTACAATTACTGCCCCCAATTTTGTTGAAGCATCATGGCTCCAACTTGCAATTAAATCACATAATTGTAACCAACGCTCATTCCACTTATCATTCCAATGTAACATTCTCTATCTCCATTTTCTGTGATATCGAACAATACCACCTTTCATAATCTTTCTTGGTCTACTAAGAGGTATAGGCTGTGGTTCTCCCGGAGTTGTTTCATACGTTGGAAGTGGTCCTTTATTAACAACCGAATTTCGTGCAGCACGAGAAGCCTGATAGTGTCGAATGACTGGATTTTCCACATCAGACATGTAATCAAAAATTGTGCAGTATTCATCCGGTAGAACATGAAATGGGTATTTTCGAAGGATTGACCACAATGCTACTTGATCCCACAATTGTCCAGCATTTGTACACATTTTAATCCACTCATCGATGATTGTGTACACTGTATTATTGTTTTTGAAATACAAAGTGCCTGACAATAATTCTTCTTTGCGATTAGGGTGTCCTCGTTTTGCATGATCTAGGATATGTGCAGCTACATTGACTTCCGGACGTGCATCCAATATATGAAATAAATTTGGATACTGTAAAAATTCCGCATCGGCGTCAACATAAACAATTGAATGTGGATTGAATTGCTGCAACATATCTTTCAAGAAACGAGGTTTATATTGCACACCCTCATACCAACTGTTGAAAGCATTAACTGGTGTTATGTGATATGGTATTTCAAATTTTCGCAAAGAAGTGATTAATCGCTTGACTTCTTGTTCATAGACTGTGTTCTTACTATAGTAAGCAACAACAATGAAATCCATTTCTCACATCTCCTGAATTTGTTGTGGCAAAGAAGGAATATGTAATTGATTACAAATATCACTAACCGACTTTAAAGCTCTGTTTGTATATGATCCTGATTGAACTTTATCAATAGTTAGATTCAAATTAAATTTACCATTCAACATTTGCAAAAGTTCATATTTTGTTACTTGTTGAGGCGAAAATACATGTGTTAAAGACGGTTCCCACAAATCATTTTCAATGATTTGAACACAAATCTTGCCATATTGTTTGGTTGTAATACCATTCCAAATGTGGTCAGAAAATCCTCGAACTGTATTTCCCCTTTGAGATTTAACCCAAGCAATCAATGAAGCATCTTTATGAATTTCCTCACCAATAATTGAGGTACGGATGACCATTGCATTTTTTGGCTCACCCAAAGATTTAGATTGACCATATAAATCCGTTGCATCATGTTTATCATATTCATCATAAGGTCCAAACTCACCTGAAAACACACAATCAGTTGTAATATGAATAAGCTTTGCACCAACCTTTTCACAATGATTTGCCAGCAGATGTGGAAATACAGAATTAATATAAATTGTGTTGGCAGGACCAACTTTCTCAACAAAAGGCTTAATGACTCCAATACAATTAATTACATAGTAGCCTTCTTTAATCAATCTCCAGTTTGGTGGAGTTTCAGCATCTAATTCAAACGAATATATGGGACGTAAAGGAAATTTGGCACATGTTAAATCATATGAACTTCTACGGGAAGTTAAAATCGGCTTATATCCAGCAGTAATAAATTGTTTGGTAACCGCATTGCCCAACATCCCGGATGCACCCAATATAATCACTTCATTCATTTCTTTCTCCTGTTCGTAGGATCATAAATATCACACAAAATACACGCCACAATTGCAGCAGCAACTATTATAACAATATCTAATCCAACAAGTGTTATCAAACCACTCATCGGTATTCAATGCTCCACAAATCTGCACCTAAATAATCCCAATCCATACGAATGTCATCACCAGTACTTTCTTCCAATGTTTTATCTGAAAAGAACTGTAAAATGGTTCCATCCGTTATATTCATGAAGCCATTAAAATTTCCTGCTGGAATTTTCAAAATCATTGGATGCTCATATGTTAAAATGGTTTTAGTGATGTTTAATTTTGCAAACCTATCATTAAAAGCAGATAAGGCATCTTCCTCGTCCATACGGTCATCATCAACTTGTTCTTCTAACAAATCAACGTCCCGTTGCAAAACATTCACATCCTGAATTGAAACTGTACGAATTAGTGCTGTGCCAGCAAGCACCGTCACATATTTTGTCTCCTGTTGATGCCCATGCCAAGCTCGAACAAAGAACTTACCATGATTTCTCACAAGATATGTTCGCTTGATATTTCGTTCTACAAAATTAAAATCATTATAGAACATCAATGAACCACGATCGTCAACTGAAAGACCACCTTGAATTGTTTCCATAAGTAAATTCCTAACTAAATCCAACGTTTGTAAAGCTGTTCGATCGCTGCTTGATTACTATATATGGGATCCGCAGGGTTTTTAATGCGTGCTTCTTGGATCACTAATGCTATTTGTTGAATTCCTTCTTTTAACATCCAGGCTGGTTGCCATCCCAAAGCATCCCATTTTGCAGTAGATACTCGATAGTTACGTTGATCTTCATAACTCATGTCAACTTTTTCAACGACACACCCAGGAATAAGATCTTGGATGGCATGAGCAATTTCCCAAATTCGAGCATTTTGACTACTTAAGTTGTACAACCCTGAAATGCTGTATTCCAATCCATGTATAATCGCTCTAGCAACATCTCGCACATGCAACAAAGGACGCCATTGATCACCACCAAATACAGTCAGCTTCTCTCCACACACTGCACGCTTAGTTAGAATGTTCACGACCAAATCTAATCGGATGCGTGAATGGGCATCTCCAAGACCATATAGCGTCCCTAAACGGAAGACCAGAGCATCCGGACGATTTTTCAAAATGTATTGTTCCGCTTCAAGCTTAGTAGATGCATAAACTGAAAGAGGATTTGGTGTTGATGTTTCGTCAATTAAGTCATTGTTAACACCGTAAACACTGCATGTCGACATGTAAATTAACTTGCCTTTAAAATTATCTACAATCCATTTTACTGCATCGCAATTAATTGATTGTGTTAAGAAAGGATCAGCAGCACACGCTCCATCTCCCACAATCGCTGCTAAAAGCACTACATTTTTAAAGTGAGGAAGAAGTTTAGAAAGTTTTGGCCGATCTCGAATATCCCCATAAATGAAGGGAACTTTTTTCATGAATCGTGTTTCATAAGCAAGATTATCATAAACAGTTGGCCTATAGGCTAAATATTGTAATTGGTCCGTAAGATATCCACCGATGTACCCACAACCTCCCAAAACTAGAACACTTTCATCCATAATCCTTTCTCCTCAACCCTTAAATTTAAACATTTCTTTTTTAAAAAAAATCTTTTATAGACATATCCATAACTTTGTGATAGTACAATGCATCCTGCCAAAGTTCGTCTAGTGTTTTGCCTCGAGCAACAGTTTTCTCTTCAAGATATTCAAATGTTTGAGGTTCATTGTCTTGATTAAACCATTCATTTTCACTTGTTTTATACCAACCAAGAATCAAGAACTTTTCAGATGTGTGCTCAAATTCTACAATACGAGCTTCATCACATTTGAAGAGTTTGATTGCTGCTTGAATAAGAATATGCGATTTCATGATTAAAACCAATGCGTAAAAACTATATATTTTAATTCGTTTCCGGATATTTGCTCATTCATCATTTCTGACATTTTTAATGCTTTTAAAGCTTTTATAAAATCATTGGGCATTTCTAACTCAGTTATTGGCAAACCTTCATATGAATTTGCAACAGAAATTACCTCACCAATCACAACATAACGACTATTCATTCCATCAAAAATAATGCAAAAATCTCCTGGCTTCACTTTACGATGGTCCATATAGTATTCATGTTTTTCATACCACTCTTCTGTAAATTTTTCTTTGTCAAATTCAAATTTTTTGCCCAAAACAACGAAATGTTGAAAAGAAGTACTCATATTATTCCTCTTTGAAGCGTTTAATTGCTGCTTTAATAAGACTATGTGATTTCATTTTTATCTTCCACAGGACAATTTAAAGCCTGAAAACAGGCAACCATGTGCTCTTCAGTATCCCAAGAATCAGTAAGAGGATCATAATAATTCATGGCTAAAGCATATTCATATGGATCTTCTGCTCCGCACTTTAAACAAAATGCTCCAGGCCATCCAGACCATCTATGTATTGCCATTAGAAAAAACTCCTCTTCAAATTATCTTGACTTGGTAACGTTTGATGTGCCACAACTGAAGCATGTAACATTCGAGGATCATTATTCCGAAATCGCATGCACGCTCTACGATGCAAATCTGCGAATCCTGCAAATGGAAGTTCTCGGATAGTCTTCGGTTGCACATAAATAGCAACATTTTGAGCTTCTGATGAGGTGTCAAAATATCCCAGATCCTTCCAAGCTTTAGTAAAACCAACTTCAATTCCAATGTCTTTGTAATTTTTCATACCATAGGAAATTAACTTTTGAAAGGTCACAGTTTTTGTAATTGCAGCAGGGAAACATAGGTAATACTCGTCTGCGATTTCAGGACCTTTAATCAAGAATTCATCATCATTAACCTTAATCCAATTGTGGTACAGGTTAACAAATTCAAGATACTTTTCTTTATTAGGTCTCTCAACAAATCCGGGAACATTAAGAAGATTTTCTTGAAATACATGAGTGTTGTAATTTATCCACCCAATATTATATCCATCAAATATAGCTTTCAGCATATATTTAGAGGGAATTCTATTAATAAGTACATGATCTTCGCAGTAGAAAAGATATTCCTCATTAATTAACTGGAGTCCCCGGAGAATGTTGTTGAGCATGGTTCTATTTCCACTGCAAATGCCTGACGTCACTTGCCAGCCAAAGTCGTGAGCCCAATCCTCCAAGGCATGTTCACAGCCATCAATGCCTGGTTGTAAATCAATTGAAAGAACCTTGTTATCAAATGTTTGGTCGTCTTGTTCTTCAATTGATTGCAGAAGATTTAATGTTCTCTCTAAACGATGTGGAAGATTAGTTGTAATAACTAAGCAAGCAAAACTCATATTAATCCTCTTTCAGATTTCCATACTTAGCATCAAATTCATCATTAAATTTCTTCCATTCACGCCGTTCTGTACGAATATCAAGACAAACATTATGAAGCAAAGCATGCAGGTCAATGAAATCATAGTCAGGATTTTGTGGACATTCTTTTAGATTAGGATCTTTTCGCCAATTAAATCTTGGTTCATTCCATTTCCTAAATGGTTCAAAATCCATAAGAATGTGGAATAACGCTTTATTGATATCACACAACGATAATGAAGCAAACCAACAGTCACCATAATCCTTCCAAGAAATATCTTTGTGAAGACAAGCATCTGCATATCTTATAACAACTGCTAAGTCTTCAGGACAAGCATATGGGGATTGTATAACAGCATATTTTGCCAATGCTCCTAGAATATCAGTTAAAGAAGTAATTTCTTTAGTTGACCATTCAGGTTCATTCGCCAATCGTTCATACGTGGGAGGCATGTTATTAATTACTGCTGCTAACTCATTCATACAAGCAGGATTAACAAAACCTTCATCGGTTAATAGTGGTTGGCTTAGGAATTCAATATCCTCAAAATTGTCCATTTATTTCTCCAAAAAACCTTTGCATTTACCATCAGATCCAATTTTAATCACGGAAGGCATTACACAACAATTTCGATAATTAAAAGAACAATTTCGATTTTCACATTTAATCTCTGGCATATCCCAATCTCTTGAATATGGATGGCGTCCAGATCCAGGACTATGTCGGAATGATTTTGTTTCCATGATTATTTCTCCAGATTTTCAATTATTTCAACAATTTTAGTGGCAGTTGAACCATCCCCCAACCAACTTGAATCAATTTGTCGCACCCCACCAATAATGTCATCCAACCAGGATAATGATTCACTCCAAGGAGAATCCAAATCTTTCAATAAATATGAACAATCGGCGTCCATGGACTGAGGACGTTCTGTAAATTCTCTAGGAACAATAACAGGTGTATTTAACAATGCTGGCTCTTCTTGGGCTGTTCCAGAATCCGAGATCATAAACAAGCTGTTGTATTGTGCTGAAAGAAATTCTTTGTAGGACATCAAATTAACAGCTTGGATCCGTTCCCCTAACGAAAGGTCAAAATCTTGAATTGCCTGAACTGTTCGCCCAAACTTCACGAATTTAACTGGAACCGAAAACTCAAATGAGCAGTAATTCGCATATTCTAAAATCTTCTGCAGTCTTTCTCGACTGTGGAAATTCTCTGGACGGTGTATATCCATCAAGATAAAATCACCTGATTTCTTAGTGGCAAAAATAGGGGGAGTTAATGGTGAGCAAACTTCAACAATTGTATTCCCAACGATATGAATTCCCTTATCAGGAATGGCTTCCTCAAGCAAATTCAACATATAATCAGGATGATATACAAAATGTAAATCAGAACAATGATCACACACAATTCGATTAGTTTCTTCCAACATTCGACGATCATATGATCGCATACCTGCTTCTATATGTGCAATTCGAAATCCTGCTTTCTTCAACTCAACTGCACAGGTTACTGAATTACTGTCGCCAAGGAATACAATTAAATCAGGTTGCAAGTTCTGAGCGTAAATTAAATCTAACAAAGCAATCGTGACTTTTGAAGAT